AATGGCACAATGGAAGTATATCCTAGTTGCTTCATCACTATTCATTAAGAATAATGGAGCATATACTGATTCATAATCTGCAGCAGGTGCTTGAGATACACCAGTGCTGTTATAGTATAATGTTCCACCATTTAACGTACCGTCAGGAGTTACACTAAACCTGATAGGATGTCCTGCACCTGCTTGATTAGATGCATCAGACTGATTAAATTTAATTAAATAATTTGCTCTTACTTGAATATTTTCGGGAGCGATATAAAATTGACCAGGTATGAAAGGACCAAACTTTGCTGCATCAGTTCCAAAATCAATGTAGTAAGGATTAATTGAAATTGGATCACCATTGATTCTAAATTCAAATCCATTAGAACCTAATAAAAGATCATTATCTTGGAAGGGGTCACCTGTTAATGCTCTAATATAAACTCTAGTAATATTATTTTGATTATCTCTAACAATCTTAGCAATTTCACCCCTAGCAGTTCCTGCAACCTCGTCTACAATTCTACCAACTTCTATAGAACCAAGTGTTTCATCTACGTTAGATACACCAACAACAAGGTTTCCTGTTTCAACTTTAATATTCCAAGTATAAAGTTGTATATCACCCCAATCAAATACACCATTATCAAGAGCAAATTCATTTATAACTTTACTTGATTGATAATAGTATACAGCATTATCATTTACAGCATCATAAGTATTAGTATTTTTTACATAATCATACTTTACAGTATCAGCAGAAAAGTTTGTAGGAGTTGATGCTGCTGTTCCCCATTCTGGAGTATGAAGTAAGACACCATTTGCCATAACACCAAGTGCCTTATTCTTCTGAAAATCTCTTTGTCCTACATAAGGAACATCTTTTCCACCACGATAGATTATAGTATGATCAAAACTTCTATCAAGAATATCTGTAGAACCACCTGGTTGTCTTTCAGTTAAAAAATGTTGAGTTGGTTTAGGATGATTATCACTAACTAATCTTAGTCTATCAGATGTAAACGTACCTGTAGTAGGAGAGTTAGGATGACTCTGCCATACTTTATTAATATCAAATGATGTAACAACGTTTGGTGTTTCCTGCTCTGGTATAATTTGCAATCTTAAAGGATCATATCCCTTACCTCTTTCTAAAACTCTTACATGAGTAATTCTTCCAGAATCAGCATCAATGATTGGATATAGTAACGCTGCTGTATCAGGAGTTCCACAACCAGTTACAGTAAGACGTGGGGGATCATTCGGAACATATCCAGATCCTCCGTTTAATACTTTAACTGCACGAACACCAAATATTTCGTCAAATATTGGTTCGATTACAGCACCAGTTCCAGGAACAGTTCTTGTCATTTATTAACTCACAACGGTGATAGTTCCATTCATTTGTGAATGGATTGTGCATTGATAATAAAGTGTGCCAGGTGCATCCATCGGAACAGTCCAATAAAGAACTGCAGTTCCACTACCACTTTGACCAGTGGTGTATGGAGTTCCACTTAAACCTGCTGAACTCTGAATTCTAAATGGATGTGCACCACCATTAGTAGAGTTATCAAAAGCATATGTCATTCCTCTGAAAACATAGAGTTGAGGATCATTAGTTACTGCAGAAAAACCAGGACCATTGAATGTAAAGTTTTGTGCGTTACCAGTAGCACCAAGTTCCCACCATGTGATAGGTGATCTAGTAGGAACCCAATTAGTTCCATTATAGAATAATGAATCACCTTGAGTAAGTCCTGACATATCAGTGTCAGTTAACGACGTTAGAGTATTTGTTAACGTTCCAGAGAAGTTCACCGTTAAAGTGTCTCCAACAACTGCAGTAGTGATATCAGTTCCACCTGCAATTGTTAATGAATCTGTTGTAGTATTTGCTGTAGTGCTACCACTGTCACCAAAGATAGTAGCGAAGAGGTTTTGAGTTGCACCTCCTGAAGTTCCCTGAATATCGTCAGCTGGAACAAACTTAGTTCCATTCCATTTTAAGACTTGGTTATTAGTTGGTGCTGCAGTAGTAATATCAACATCTGAAAGTAATCCAATACTTGAATATTCAGTTACAACCTTTGCTCTTACATCGCCCGCTCCACCTGCTGTTATATTAATGTTCACATATGGATTATCATCACCATCTACAGTAAAGAAATAACCAGTATATGTTGCTGCAGCAGGAGCAGCACTAAGAGTTGTAAACTCGTTTTTATACTGAATTTTTGTAGGAAAGTCTACTACTCCAGTAGTTCCATTAAAAGTGTTTGTAACACTTCCATTTGCAATAGTTACATTACCAGTTCCATTAGGATCTAAAGCAATATTTCCATTACTAGATGAAATAATACTATTACTGTTTACATCTAATGCCGAGGTAAGTTGAGTATAGTCGGAGGGTAAAAACGTACTTCCGTTATATCTGAGAACTTGACCAACAGCAGGGTTTGTGACACTAACAGTCAGTGTAGTTCCATTACCAATGGCACCGTATATTTCAGTAAAGTTGTCATTGATCTTGTCACCACCAGCTCTCAGGGTATCACCTGAGTTATCATTTGCTGCTGAACCTAGACCTAGTGCTTGTTTAGCCATTACTCGCTACGATTTTTAGTTATTTATAGGATCTCTGGATCAATTACCTCTTCACCATAATCCGCAAGATTAGGTGCGACATAATCATCAGGAACAGTGGTTTCAACTGCAACGGATGGATTTTGATATCCAGATCCAGTTGCACTAAGTTCAACACCCGCAACACCAACTAGTGCACGAATATTACCCTCGAAACCAGAGATAGAGTCAACACGAACTGTTGGTCTGGAAGTGTATCCTGAACCACCACCAGTTACCTGAACATTTTTAATGAATCCAGATGTTAAAGCTGCAGTTCCAACTGCGTTCTGTCCAAATACAGATCCAAGATAATCAAAAGTAATTAGAGAGTTAGAAGATTCGATAACAGCAACTTCTCTATCTGAGGTCTCACCTTGAATATCAATAAAGTCACCAGGTTCAACTGGAGGAACGACCTCAGCAGCGTCAACGTCCGCTTCAGAACCAACATAAGAGAAGGCAACGAATGTTGAACCAAATCTAGGAACTTCAGTAAAGATAATTCTAGAACCAACAATCTCAAAACCAATACCAGGTTCTTGAATAACACCATTGAGTGAAACAATAATATTATTTTCAGGTCTAATTGTGCTTGACTGTACACCGTCAGTTAGAGTCAATGAGTAGAACACATCATTACGTTTCAAGTTAAATGATTGACTTAATGAATCAAACTCGAAACTGATATCGTCAAGTTGTCTTAGTTTACCAACATAGAATCCTGTAAAGGATGCTCCTAAATCAGGTGCCTCAGTAAACTGAATGGTATCAGAGAACGCTGTGTATGCGTTAGTTGCACCAGGTGGTTGTAGAATACCATTGATAAAGATGAGCATATGACCTGCAGGATCAGGTAGATATTGAGTTCCATTATCTGTAGTAAGTTTGAATGATGTTTGTGTTCCATCAAATCCTCTGAAGGAGCGTTTAACACGAGCTTTAACATCTTCAACTGCGATGATCGCAGCAGCATAATTATCAGGACCTTTGATGCCATCATTATCAGTAAATGTTCCAACGACTCCAGATAGATATAATCTCTTATTCAAAACAACATCTTCAATATCTTGAACTCTTGCTGCACCTTGACCTGCGTTTGTAACAACAGTCGTAACTTGAGCTTGTCCTACAGGTAACGCAGTTCCTGTTCCATAATCACCAAGAGTATTACCGATTGCAGGTGTAAATCCATCAACAGGGATAACATATAAGAAATTATTATCAAGATCTACTTCAGCAATAATTACATAATTAGATTGCTGTTGTCCTGCAATAATTGAATATAGTCTATTACCTTCAGTAAATGAATTCAAGTTATTAAGAACATTAATACCAAGACGAACATTACCTGTAGAAGCAATTAAATCACCAACCTTAATATCTAAACCTGCATGTTTCTTAACATCAAGGAACTTTCTAGAAGTCTGAGGATATACGACTGCAGTAGTTTCAAATGTTCCTTGTAAACTTGCAGTGTCAACTGTTAACGTACCTCCAGTATTGTCTGTGACTGCTGCATTGTTTATATTAAATCCTGTTGGAGTTGCAGTCTGACCACTTGTATATCCTTTGAACGGAACGTTGTTATTAAATGTTCCTTGAAGATCAATAATATGAACACGATCTTCAATAGCACTAATTTGAGCAGTAGTAGAGTTTGCAGCACCAACTACGTTGTCAGTAACTGCCCAAGGACCTGCGGTTACCCGAACATCAAGATACTTATAGTTTTCATCTTCGTAGAAACCGTATACAACACCAGTAACAGAAGGAGCACCCTGTTTAGCAACAGTCTCACCCATTGTGTAAGGTCCATCAGTGATGTTACCATCAATTCTAAATCTCTTGTATACTTGAACTACTTCACCAGTATTTTCTGTAACAGTCTCAACCTCAGCTGAAGCATCACTAAGTAAACCATAGAAGTAATCAGCAGGTTTAACACCACCACTAATTCCTACAGGAACTTCTGGATTACCATACTTAATTGTAGGAACAGTGATTGCATTACTATTAGTAACAGTGGTATAGTAAGTTGACTGTGCTAACTGGTTTCTAATGATGTTTAGATGATAACGAATAAATCTCTGAATTGTAGACTTATTATAATCTGAGGCAAGAGCAGAATCATAGAACGCATAGAATGCTGCATTTGTAGAAGGTGATGTTAGAGTATTATCAAGTGCTTGACCCATAAAGGTTTCAAGATTATTCAAGAGATATGTCTTAATATTATAGTCAGCATTTGCATAGAATAATTGACCAGATGCTGCAGTATAAGGATCAAGTGCACCACTATTAAGTTTATGACCCCAAACAAATATTCCATTAGTTCCATTACCCGCATGAACTAGTGCACCATTTGCACCTCTTACATAAACTTGTGTACGAAGTTGAGCGAATCCAAATCCAAATGTTGTTGTAATGTAAGCACGATACCATCCATTTCCATGAGGAATAACTCCAAAGGCATCTACAGTTATAGCAACATCAGGTGTAAAGATAGAACCCTTAGTTCCATTTGTTAAATCAAGATCAAAAAATGCTCTTTGACGTGTTGCAAGATCATCATCAAGTGCTAGGTATATACGAGTCTTATCATATCCACCTGCCTTAACAAAAATAGAATATGTGAAAGTTTGAGTAGTTTGATCACCTGCAGAACCAGTATCAAATGTTTCGCTAGTAGAGTCAAATGTAGCAGTGCTACTATCAAAAGTTTCAAAAGAACTTAGAGTAAAATTCTTATACTTATAATGCTCAGTATTATTTGTTGAAGCAATTAACTTATCAGCAGTTTGAGTTTCATCAGGAGCAGCAGTAACATCTACTGAAGTTGTTGTTTCTGATGCAGTCCAACCTGTAGCATTAAGATTCTCAGGATCAGGGAATATATTTGTAGTAGAAACAAGTCCTTCAATATTAGATGTAAGATTTCTTGCTCTTGCGACAATCTTAACGTTAGTTGGATTATTATACCAGTTATATACTGAACTTACACCGCCAGATGCAATAGTTCCTGTCGCACCACTAGGAGCAGATAAAGTATTAGTTGCTACCCATGCACTTCCACCAAATGCACCAACATATAGAATTTTATTAGTTGCATCCCACTCAAGAACAGTTGCTTCACCACCATTACTGGAAGTAACAAGTTCACCAACACCAAACGTACCTGAACTTGCACTCAGTGTAATAGTATATGCCGAAGATTTATCATAAGTGTCTGTTGTGATAATATCATGAACAATATCACCAACAACACCTTCAGTAAAGTCTTCTTGATCATCATCCCATGCACCAGAACCAAATTGTGCATTAACTAAAGATTCTAATTCATTAGTATAATAATTTTCGTTGTATTGTAATTGTTTAGCAGCAGATCTTGCTTCCTTTCCACCAGGTGAGAATATTTCTTTAACAATCTCAATTAAGTCTCTCCATTCATATACAACATCGTTAATTGCTGTAGGAGTAATACCATCTCTATATGCAGTTTCATCAGTATGCTGTGCTTGATACTGGCCAGCACCTGCACTTTCAGTAGTGGAATATAATCCATTTTCAATCGCATACTCACCAAGGATTCCAACTTGTTCGATAGCATATAATACTGCAGGAAGAACATTGTCAATAGTTTGAATATTAAGAGCAGCAGTTAAGTAAGTGTTTGCCTCTTGAATTGCACTATCTGTTCCACCAGCTTGTAAATCAGAAATAAGAGCAACAATTAAATCTTCAACATCTAATTCATCATTCCAAGAACCTGCATTATAATTAACACCGTTTAGAACATATCCAAGATATTGTAAAACAAGACCATTAACTTCTTCCTTTATAAATTGTTTATTAAAGAATAATCTATCAGCAGAAGTTTCAAAGTCTGAACCTGTTGGAGCGATA